TGAGTTTGTTGAGCACAGGAAGGTACTCACGAATGATAGCGGTCTTGATACCATTATCTTTCAGCAGAACTTGCGAAACTTCCTGCAGTTGCTTTTCTTCTGACAACTCATTCTTACGCGAGATGAACTGTAATGCCTCAGCGGCGATTGCCTTCATCTTCTCTTTCTCAGTATCTACGTCACCAGAATCTTCTTTGATCTTTTCGATCTGATCCTGTTTGCCTTTGATCGACTTGATTAGATCAGACTTACTCTGAGTTAGAGTTTCCTTTGTTGTTTCATAATTACCCTGCTCTTTTTCTGCTGCTTGCAAGAGACCACCGACTTCTTTCAATGATGGATATTGTTCATTGAGATTCTGATCAATCTGTTCACATTCTTCCTCAAACTTGGTCTTGATAGTTGTCTTGTGATCATGAGAGATTCCTTGAATGCAAGTAGGGCATTCTTCAAGACTCTCAAGTCTCGCAAGCCTAGTCTTTAGTTGTGTAGCAGTTGCCTTTAGTTCATCGATGCTATCAACAATGGCAATATATCTTTCGCGCAGAGCCTTCGCTGAAACGTAGTCTGGTACTTGCTGATCAGATAGCGAACTCATTACTACACCCAGTTCTTCCTGTAGTGTTGTTAGTTCACCATTGATCTCAGAGATACGCGAAGTCTTATTCTTCTCGATCAATTCAATAATACGTTTCTGTGCCTGCGCTTCTCTTTTTGCTGCGTCAACTTTAACTTCAATGATGCGAAGTTCTTCCTTGGTGCCTGCTATTCGATCCTTCAACAAACCATTCATCTTACTAAAGATGCCGATATCCAGAACATCCTCAACTACCTCTCGGCGCTGATAAGCAGGAAGTTGCATAAATGGAGTATACGAAGCTGAGCCAAGGATAACTACCTGACAGAATGTCTTGAAGTTTAGTTTCAAAACCTGCTGCTCAAGATACGTCTGCATATCTCGCATCGCTGCTTCCTGGTCTAGCATCTTGCCTTGACAGTATACGTCAAAGACATTCGGCTTCATACCACGAATGATCTTGTACTCAACGCCATTGACGATCAACTCTAATTCAACAACACAGGCTTTCTGGTTGATTGAGTTAACCAATTGCGGTTTATTGATATTGCGGTATGGTTTACCAAAGAGACCGAAACACACTGCGTCCAAGAGAACACTCTTACCATGACCATTCCTGCCTACGATAAGAGTGCTGTTATGTTTATCAAGAAACCACTTAGTATCGTAGTTTCCATAACTAAGAAAGTTCTTTACACTAACTGTTTTGAATACGATCATAGGGTAAGTGCTTCATTGTATAGTGAACGCATATATGTTTTGATTTTATCTTTATTGAGATTGGTCGTGATACCATCGATGTAATTCTCAATAATAGCATTGGAATCTTCGAGGTCAATATTCTCATCTACTTCGCCATCCTTGAACTCATCGAGATTCTCAATGATAGCCAACTCATATACGCCAGCTAATTTAAGACTGTCTACGAAACGATCATAAAGGAAAAGATCTTTCTTCTCCTGAACAACTAACTTAACAATCTTTTCGGAAAGAGAAGAGATATCACCTGACCAACCATTATTATACACTACACGACTGAATATAGTAAATGGATTTTCAATAAACTCCACGGTATTTTTATCTGTATCTACTACGTGGAATCCCTTTGGATCAGCGAAGTCACTCCAGGTGATCTCGTATGGAGTTCCTGTGTAGAGGATATTTCCATTTTCTGATTTGTGGTGATAATGTCCGGAGAACATTCTGTCATAGCCATCAAAGAGTGCAGGAGATAATCCATGCGATAGCATCTCGCCACCACGATACATTGAGAAACCAGCGATCTCAAAGTGCCCAATGCAATACTTGGCTCTGTCTGTTCTGCCAATGAACTCAAGAACCTCAACTTCATTGTCAGCGCAGATCCAAGGAACTAGGTCAAAAATTGGCTCACCAAATTCAGAGATAGTAAATGGTTTATTGTAAACATGTATATTCTCATACTGACCAAGGAGTAACTCTGGACTATTGATCTCAAGAGTGTTCTTATGGTAGATATCGTGATTGCCTAGCAGCACGTGCATCTCAATACCGATGTTATCAAGTGGAGCGAACCAATGATCCTTACAGGCGTGGAATGCTTTGTATGAAAGATTGGTTCTATTATCAAACAGATCACCCAACTGAATGATCGTATCAATGCCATTATGAATTATGTATGGGTACAGAACATCCGTGAAGAATTTATTGAAGTGCTTTGAGAATCGTGAACTGCCATTGCGTGCTCCCAGGTGGCAATCACCAAGAAGTACGTACTTCATTTATTTTCTCCGAAGAATTGATCAAGAGCACCTACCTCCGTAGTTACCTTTGACTTCTTCTTTGGTTCATCCTCACCACCAAGACTATTAAGATATTCAATCAATGGTAGTGCGAACTCACCATCTTCATCATGCTTCTGTAGTTCATATGTGTCAATCGCTGAACTAAGGACTAGACGTTTCTTGATCGCGCTTTGTTTCTTCTCTTTCTGAATAATGTGGATATATGCATAGAAGCAAGCCTGAGTAAAGTATGAGAAAGGATTCTGAGACTTTGCTGGGTCGAATGAATGCATATTCTTGATACAGGTCTCAACTCCTGCACCGATCATTTCTTCAAGATATGAATAGTTCCGGAAGTTATGTTTCATTGCAAGACCCTTCGCGATCTTCCACACACACTCACCGAGGTAGTTACTAATGCGTGGAAGTTCCGTTCCTGCCTCTTTGGCGATTACGTATGCTTCTTTGTATTTCTTGATCTCTTCATAGAACTTGACGTTGTTTACGTAGTGGTTCTTATTGTCTGCATCAACTGGTGGAACGATCTTGATTGAATTGTCTTGCATTGAGGTACTCCTATGGAACTCAACCAAGTATACCCTTTCCTGCCAGAAAGTAAAATAAATTGTTTAGATGTAAAGTTTATTTTACACTTGCTTTTTACAAGGTATAATTCAACTGCAGGGTTGATATTACTGGGTCTTTAGAGGAACTTTTACTAATTCCCATTCGAACTGCTCTGAGTCATAGACCTTGACTCTTTCCTGGAAATGCTGCATCGTGGTGTTTATATAGGACTTGCAACTCAGGTCATCCACGATATCAAACAAATTACAGTGAGTCTTTCCATCCTTCAGGCGTAATCCCCGACCAATACTCTGACGAATTCTAATCGTAGACTTGGTTGGCACCGCAAAGATGATGTTCGCAATCGATGGCATATTGATACCAGTGCTGAATAGAGATGACGTCGCAATAATAATCGAATCATCTTCTTTCTCAACAGTCAATCGAATCTTCTCTCGATCTTCAACATCAGTGCCACCGTGTACAAAGTATATAGACCTGCCAGAACCATCCAGTTTCTTGGAGATCATATCATTGAGAACTGCTCCATGGCGTTCCACGAAGTTGAATAGAATAAGAGTGTTACCCGAGCAGGCTTTCGCTAAGTTAACAATAAACTTATTTCTTTCCTGACATCCAACAAGATACGCAATCTCTTCGGCATATTTCATACCCTTCAGCTGCTTACGTAGTTCTTCTGGGTGTTGTAGCATCAATGCTTTGATCTTTAGGGTAGTTACCTGACCCGCATCCATCAATTGTTTCGTCGTGATGACCTTATAGATTGGCCCCATCAATCCAATAAGACTTAGTTCATTGATCTTGTTGTTATCAATAGTTCCAGTGGTACCAGTTCTCCAAGCAGTCTTGATAAACTTTTCCATCGTCGCTAGCACTGCTGCTGCCTTGTAAGTATGCGCCTCATCGAATAGGGCTACGTCTACGCTAGATGTTAGGTTCGAGAAGTTATCCGGATCATTCTTCATCATAGCAGTAATAGACTGCCACGTGCTGATCATAATTGGCTTGTGGAATAACTTTTCTTTGCCGGAGTACAGCAGCTGGATATTACCTTCAACATCCCATCCATTTTTCGTTGAGTAATCTTTGAAGTCCGAGAAGATTTGTTCTACGAGCATTGTCGTCGGAACAATTAGCAACACGCTCTGATTATTGTCGACGTGGTATCGAGTTTTGCAGTAAAGAATCGCACTCTTACCAGAACTCGTCGGTGAGATTAACAGGTTGCGCTTTGTCTCTAGAGTTTTGTATACTGCTTGGTATTGGTACTCTCTTACCTCAAGCAACTCACCGCGAGCAGTCAGTTGAAGGGAATCAACGTAGGCACGGATATCTTCTTCTTTGAGACCAGTACGATTGTCTAGGCTCTTATCAATCTCGAACTCATACTCGCGATCTTTTACAAATTTGATCGCGATCGCAAGTAACCCTTTGTATAGGGTCTTTCTGCGAGCATCGAGCATACGGATTTTGCCATCCCAGATCTTCGCCTTTACCTTCGGGTGAAACTTATACCCAGGCGCGAAGAACGTGAAGAAGTCTGACATCTCCTGCTCAATGCCAAAATCATCGATGAGAACCTTGATGTGGGTCTCATTAAAATCAATAAATCGAATCACGCGCCTGCCCTAAACTGAGCCCAAGTTATTATGTTTTTCACATGGAATGATCTTGACCTAATCTCACCGAGAACTGATTCCAAGTAGTAGATAACGGATTTCAAATACTCAACTCGAGCAAGGATAGTCTGAGTCTGTGTGTCGGCGTCGAGTAATGCCTCGACTTCGGACTTGAGTGTTTTGTATTGCCACTGCTCCCAGCCATTCTCTTCAAGTTCTTCGCGAGTCATTTCTCCACGAAAATACTTAGACTTCTTGGCGCGCAGCTGGCTGTACTCAAACTGCGTTTTGGTGAGTTTGAGTCTATAGTTCATCAACTCACCAAGGTACTTCGCATGAAGACTTGGACTAGTGGCTGATGCTTTGTCAGGATGGAGGTCGTCTATTGAGCAGTCAGTTTCCCACTGCTCTCGAATTTCATCGAGTGTCATAATATATTACAGGAAGTTAAGATAATTTATAATATGTATAGTCAAACGTAGCAGTTGCTCTCAGGAATTGAACATCACTACTCTGAGAGGTAAATGGTAATGTACTTAGCGATGTTGGAAACGCATCAATAAACGTAATTCTCTGAACTGGATTATTGCTGCTATCGAGAATAGTCAATGATGCATCAGAGTAACCCTTCGCCAGTTCACTGTATGAGTTCGCATTCTTTGCAGAGGCTAAGAATGC